GAGGAATTAGGATGCCTATAAATCTAGCATCTCCTGGAATTGTTGTAAAGGAAGTAGACTTAACTGTAGGAAGAGTCGATCCAACATCAGGAAGCGTTGGTGGACTGGTTGGACCTTTTATACAAGGTCCAGTAGAATTACCAACACTTATTGCAACTGAAAATGATTTATTAAATACCTTTGGAAAACCAAATAGTATTGACAAACAATATGAAACTTGGTTAATAGCTTCATCATTTCTAGCATATGGTGGATCATTAAGAGTTGTAAGAGCTGATGATGATGATTTGGCTAATGGGTCAATTAATAGTCTAGGTATTTCAACTACTGATTCAGAAATAAAAATTAAGAGTGTTGAGCATTATGAACAACTTGGTTATGATGATAATACGATTACTAATGTAGTTGTTGCTGCAAGAAATCCTGGTTCTTGGTCTAATGGAATTAGAATAGGACTTATTGATGGAAAAGCAGATCAGTGTTTGGGTATTAGCACTTTACCTTCAATAGTAACAGCAGGTGCAACTACTGGTCATAATTGGGTTGGATATGGTATTACTCAAGCAATTGCTTCTGGAACAGTTTTACCTGGAGTTGGTTCAACATCTTTACTTGATGGATACCTAAAGGGAATTATTACTGGAGTCAGCACTGCTGGTAAGGCAACTGGTACACCAAATCAATATGGAGAAAATATTGTAGAAGGTACAATAGAAGTAAAAGTTCTTTCTCATGTATCATCTGATGGTACTGAAACTCCAGTAGATTATCAACCTAATGGAATATACAAGTTTGCTACTGGTGCAGGTACAACTGCTGGTAATAGTGAAACTGGTATTAATGTAATTAATAACGCTGGTAATACTATACAAGTTGGAGGAGCAGCTACTGCAACAAATGTAGTAGATTGGTTTGATAAGCAACTTCTTTATACTGCATCAGGAATTCCTGGAGTAGCATCTACAATATCTACAGTTAAGTGGAATTCCATTGCAGAAAGACCAACAACTACAGATTTTGCTGCAGCAAGAGGTTCTAAAAATGATGAAGTTCATGTTGTTGTAATTGATGGTGAAGGGGAGATTACTGGCAATGCTGGTACTATTCTTGAAAAACATCTAGGACTTTCTAAAGCAAAAGATGGCGAATTCTCAGTAGGTTCTCCTTCTTATTGGAGAAAATATCTTAAGAATAATTCATCTTACATCTTTGGTGGTGGAGCTTCTTCAGGACTTTCAACAACTGGATATAGTTCTAATTTCACTGAACAATCAGATCAAGCATGGGATCAAAATGCAGATGGAATTATTTTTGGTGCATCTGGCACACAGAATTATAAGATCATTAATGGTACAAATTACGATGGTAAGATTGCTATTACAACAACTGGAGCATTAAAAGCATCAGTTGCTAAATTATCTACTGGTTATAAACTCTTTGAAAATGCTGATAATTATGCTGTTAATTTCCTACTCATGGGATCTGGAAATCATAGTAAAACAGAAACACAGGCACTAGCACAACAAGTTATTGCTGTTGCTGATATAAGAAAAGATTCACTTGCATTCATCAGTCCATATAGAGGGGCATTCTTGACTGATACTGATGTTGGATCTGTTACTGTTAATGATGATGAGACAATAACAAACAATGTTCTTAGTTTCTATTCACCATTAACATCTTCATCATATGCTGTATTTGATAGTGGATACAAGTATATGTTTGATAGATTTGATGATGCTTTCCGATATGTTCCATTGAATGGTGATATTGCAGGAACTTGTGTTAGAACTGATATCACAAACTTCCCTTGGTTCTCACCAGCAGGAACTGCAAGAGGAGCAATTTTAAATGCAGTAAAACTTACATATAATCCAAGTAAGGATCAAAGAGATCGTCTCTATTCTAATAGAATTAATTCTGTAATATTCTCAGCAGGATCAGGAATTGTTTTATTTGGTGATAAGACTGCACTTGCAAAATCATCAGCATTTGATAGAATCAATGTTCGTAGATTATTCTTATATCTTGAAAATGCAATCTCTAATGCTGCTAAAGATCAACTCTTTGAATTTAACGATGATATTACAAGAACAAACTTCGTAAATATCGTTGAACCTTTCTTACGTGATGTCCAAGCAAAGAGAGGTGTACAGGATTATGTTGTTATCTGTGATGAGACAAATAACACTGCTTCTGTTATAGATAATAATGAGTTTGTGGCAGACATCTTCATCAAACCAGCAAGGTCGATTAACTTCATCGGTCTAACCTTCGTTGCCACCAGAACTGGTGTTGCTTTTGAAGAAGTAATTGGTAACGTTTAATTCTACTAGAGGTATAAAGAACTATGGCAACACGTCAACAACAAAACACTACTCCAATAAGGACAATTAGTGATTTTAAAAGTAGATTATCTGGTGGTGGTGCTAGACCGAATCTATTTGAAGTAGAATTAGCATTTCCAAATGCAGTGGCAATTGATAATGATGTCTTACAGAAATCAAGATTTCTTGTTAAGGCAGCTGCACTACCAGCATCTACTATTGCTCCCATTGATGTTCCATTCAGGGGTCGTATTTTAAAGATTGCTGGAGACAGAACATTTGAAACTTGGACTATTACAGTTCTTAATGACACAGATTTCTCTATTCGTTCTGCTTTTGAAAAGTGGATGAATATTATTAATAAGATGTCTGATGCTACTGGTTTAGTTGATCCAGAAGCATATCAAAAAGATGCTACTGTTAGACAATTAGATCGTGATGGAAGTGTACTTAGATCTTACAAGTTCTGGGATATTTTTCCAACTAATATTTCTACTATAGATCTAAGTTATGAAACAACTGATACTCTTGAAGAGTTCACTGTAGAACTACAAGTTCAGTGGTGGGAAGCTTATAAAGGTTCTTCTCTCTCAGCTGGCGGTGAAGATATCAGCTAAATAGTGCTATAATAGTAGAAAAAAGATTATACTATGGCAAAACTTTTTGGCTTTTCTATTGGAGACAAAGAAAAGAAGTCACCTTCTGTA